AGCATCTGTGGTGCCTGTTGTAGTGCAGCCATCTGCTGTTGTTGTTCAGCTTGTGCTTGTGCTTCTGCTTGTCGATCCTGTACACTCTTAACCAAGTTAAGAACATCAATACCTTGTGCAGCTGCAAGACGTTTGATCGCTTCGTCAGCATTGATGTATTGCATCAGTGCCTCAGGACCAAGTGTCTGAGCAACAGTAGTAATGAATGCAGTCAAAGACTCACGGTCTTGACCACGACCCAAAGCATTGATACCTGCAACAATGGTAGGAGTTACCAGATCTTCAGGATACTTAGGTAGCTGTCGGTTACGTTTAAGTACCAACAACTTACGATTAAGATAAGGTACAAGAAACTCAACAGTCAACAAAGAAAAGAGACCGCCAAGTTGTTGTTCCAGTTCAAGTTGTGTAAGCCGTACCTCTTCTGCAGTGGTACGTTCTGATTGACGTACACTCAAGATAAGGAATGCTTCAGCAATACGTCGTTCCAACTGCTGCATCAACTGCATAGCAGTGGCAAAGTCTGCTGTCTTCCCAACTTGAATAACACCAATGTCTTCGGGTCTACCTTGAATGATAGCACCGTTGCCTGCTTGAGCCAGGGTCTGTGGTTTTGTGGTACTTGAGGGGCTGACTACAAAGACTACCTTAGCGGCGCTTGCAGAGCCTTCTACCATTGCCTGAGAGAGTGCATTCAAAGACTTGAGGTCTCCAAGAAACTCTTCGACACGACCACGACCATAGTTCTCACCGTCAACAGAGTTGAACCGGAGAACCAACCAAGGGCTAGCATCTTGTGGTGCCTTACCTTGTGTCTTTGGAATAACTTTATCGAACGCTTCTTGATGCCACACCCAACGATTGTTGTCTAGCTTTACGTGGGTAAAAATCTCAACGTCATTGTTGAAATTAGTTACACCGTTAGTTACGCCTTGTTGTTTGTGTAGATCTTGAAACTCTTTTGGAAGAAGTTGTTTGTTGATAAGTTCTTTGGTTACGATTTCAATTACGTTACCGTTACCATCACGTTCAACAACATATCGGTTCAATGGATAATGCTTGATCCCATCCTTACTCATATAGATCAGTGCGTTACCACCAACCACCAGGTGCTTGACCGCTTGGTGCACAGCAACTCTATCACTAGAAGCAGCAATAGAATCCATGACCATACGTTCAATCTTGGCAAAGCTCAGGTCAAGTTCAGAACGAATCTCAGCAGGAAAATCACTACCAAGTTTTTCGTCGTTGATCTGTAACTTAAAGAAAGTAGTTTGGGGAGGCAGCAGCGCCAACATCAATTTAGATGAAAGCGTTACAACTGCCTTGGCTCCCAGTGACTGCCAAGGTTGGCGAAGATCTTTATAGTTTGGTCTGATCTCATCACGTTGGATAAGATATGGAAGGGTCAGTTCAGAGCATTGAACTGCAATGTCTAGAAAGTGTTGACGGTAGCTGGTTAGAAAATCGTACCTGCTACGTGCTGTCATTTAATTAACCAATGTTAGTTGACGATCCCTGCATGGGATTGATACGAAGTGAAGCAATACCAGTAGGAGTGCGCTTCTTCTTACGTGAAATTCCTTTTTCAGTTTGTGCTTCAGTCGCTTTAGGCTTTGCTTTTTGTTGAGCCTCAGAAATTTTCCTAGCTTGTGCTTGAGCATTCGCAGCTAGTTTTTCTTGCTTACGCATCAATGCTTCTTGACGTTTTGCTTCTTTTTTAGCGCGACGTTCTGCATCGCGTTGTGCTTGTCCAGCGTCTCCACCGCCCATAATTAAAGTTCCTCGTTTTGTATACGTGATTGAATCCAGTCCACAACACTACGCTGACCTGCTTGATACATGATCGTATTGATCTGTGCATCTGGACCGGGATTGGTCAGCGGGAATCGATCTTCAAGTTCTGAAATTAGCACATCAACAGTAAGCCCAATGTTAAGCATACTGTGGGAGGTTTTGATTTGCATGTTCAAAGAAAGCAGGCATACGGGCTGAACGTGTGTCGGCAAGCTCAGGTGCTTTACCTTCATACATTAGCCGATCACTAGAATCCAGCCAAAATTTTTTGTCCAGATATTTATCGTCGGTATTAATACCTAGGGGTTGCATCACCCAGTTGATAGTTGCCTTACGGAGCTTATCAAGAGAAGGGCTGATATCAATCCCCAGCTCCCGACAAACAAGGCTATTGGTAGCAACGTGAATTTGTTCATCTCTACTTATGTCGGCAGATACCGTACGCATTCCAGCGTCACCGTTAAAGCGGAAGAATGGTAGAAGAACGAAGAAAATTGCACGTTCGGCAACCATCGCTTTGGCAATCGTGTGATCAGGATGCGCAATCCACGCTTTTTGTAGTGCCAAGGCTTCCTTTTCAGCCTTTTCATCAATACCGTAGGCATTTGCAATGTAACCCAAAGCGATGTCATGGTTTTCCTCGTCCGTAACGTTGGATTCCAAAAGCTTACGAGCGGCGTTCGGAACACTTTTATCCAAGGCATCGGTTATAAAATCTCCAACGGGTAGTTCCATGTGTCGCAATGCGAGAGCACGGAAGATAGCCTCTTCCGCACCCTCTTTACATTTACCAGCAGTTGTTTGTACTGGTGTCCATTTGCGCTTTCGCGCCATTAGTTTTTCGTAGGGGTTCATTCTTGACAATCACAGGTAAGTTCTTCATTTAGAATACCTGCAAGATAATCATCGACATCTTCTTGTAGTGCTGCGTAAACATCAGACTTGTCTTGTGTGTCGCCCATTACTTGCAGGCTGTAGTAAAGAGAAGTCTGGGGACTTTCTAGCCACTCTTCGATAAAGGCGTTGTCGTAGGTGACAACATCACTCCAACTGTTGAAGCTATACCCGTGAAGAAGCCCAGTGTTATTCAACATCTTCATCAGTTCGTTAGCTACTTTTTGGTAAGCATCCCAACCAACTTCAGAAGCGATTTCTACATCTCCATAATTATATGTTTCAACACCAAATGTACCGCTGTCACGATCTACCGTACGAGCGATAGGTGGTGCGATCTCTGGTGTACAAGTAAAGCCATCCAGATCTTTGCTTCGATAACTGCAGGAGGCAGTGGGTGCGATAGCAAAGGCTCGTACCATATTATGAGCGCGAGCAACTGTGGCGGCATTACTAATACCATCTCTAAATTGACATGCCAATTCAAAGGCTGGTGTGCGTACCACATCTCCGCCGTTGACTTGTTCCAAAGCAGCACCGAACTGCTCATAGGTTACTCCGTACCGCCGAAGCAGATTGGCAAGTCCGAGCATTCCAAGTCCGACCTGTCGATCGGTCTCAGGGGGGAGGTACTCTCCAGTATCACCGACGCCAGTGCGACCATGTAGGGTGCACAGTTCTTGCATACCCTGATGGAAAGCTTTTGGAATGTCATCGAACTCACAGGCACCGAGGTTGACATGCTGTAGGAGGCACGTCCCTCGGCTAGGCAAGTACACTTCAAGGCAAACGTTGCCTCGGATTCGATTTCCTTCATTGTCATACTTTACTTTGTTGAGCCAGATGTCACCGGATTTGATTCCGTAAAGGAGTTGATCTTTGAAGTCACAGGCTTCCCACCACTCAGGCGTGATGTTGATGCAGCGTTTGACCCACGAGAGTTCACTGCGTGGAGCATTAATAAACTCGATGGCATCAGGATGATTAAGGTCGAGATGACAAACCACAGCGCCATTTTTGTAGACGCCACCTCGTCGGAGAATTTCATTTAGAGTTGAGTAGATTTTTGCAAAGCTAACTGGACCTGAAGCAACAAGTCCTTTTCCATTTTCTTCACCTCGGGGTCGCAAGCGCGACAGGTGAACAGCGCATCCTGCTCCGTGGCGGAGAGCATGGCTAACAAATCGCCAGGAGGCTTCGATACCTTCTGGTCCTTCCATTGAGTCATCGACAACAAATACAGTACAACTAACGGGCAGACGAGAGGTGGGATCGTCAATCCAAGATTGGACGCGACCAGTGCGGGAGATAAGGGAGGTGGTCATTCGATAATAAGGTCGTTCAAATAAGGTGGCTGATAGTTCGGTCCTTTCATGACCTTACCATCTTCTCGATAAATAGGCTTGCCGTCTTCACCTAGTTTAGACATGTTCGATCTGTGAATGCGATGCATTGCTTCATCCAGATCCCATTCTTGGGAGGCGGCAAATTGATAGCAAACATACACAAGGTCTGCAAGTTCTTTGAGTTGTTCACAATCATCTTTCATGTGAAACGCTTCGTGGAACTCCGACCACTCTTCATCGATCAAAGCTTTCTGAGTAGTCCGACGGTCCTTCCCATTCGTCAGTGAGTAAGCGGAGCGGAACTGTTCCGCTTGATCCATCAGGCTCGTGTGTATGTAGGAGTTCATTTTCAAGATAGTGAATAGCTTTTTTAAGATCATCCACCTTGCTGTCTTTGTAACCAGCACGGCAGATGTACTTCACGGCATTACCAAGATGATAGTTAAGGTCTTGGTCACGTATGAAATCCCATACTTCAATACTACCGCGAGTGTAATGGGAGGGTGATTTTACCACTCTGACAAAAGTTTGTTAATGGTGTTTGAAAGGCAAAAGTTTTGTCGTTGCAATGCAAGGAACAAAGTTATGATATCATCCTTCTCTGCCTCAGGAAGGAGATCTTTTAGCCGTCGTACCTTGAACTCCTGTTCAATTGTCAGCTGTGACACTGGCATTGGTGGGAGTCCACGGGATAACCTGTCGTTGGATTGGGTCATAGTCCATGTAAGTAAGGATCTTTGCTAGTCGTGCATTCATAAGAGCAGCGTCTTCATCAAGATCTTTTTCAGCAAAAGCTTTGACTACAGTATCCCACGTGTAACCTTTCTCTTCAAACAAAGAGACGGCACGTTTAATTCCAATACCAGGTACGCCACTGTAACCGTCAGTTTGATCACCGGCTAGTGTCTGTATGTAATGCCATTTCATGCCTTCTTCAGGAGTGATGTCTACCACTTCATTGAGGTCATAAAGTTTGCCAGGAATCTGACGCATGTCTTTATCTGGACTGCAGATAATGTTACCTGGATTAGCAGTAGCATAAATACCCATGGCATCATCAGCTTCAAGCTCAGGCATACGAATCACTTCGTATTGATCAGACAGCTGTTTAATTACACGACGGTAACCACACGGTTTTTTACGGTTTCGATGACCTTTATAATCAGGGTAAATTTTTTTCCTGAAATTCTTAGAGTCACTGAAGAACAGTACAACTTCGGGAACATCCCACATAAAGTTGTTTTTAATTTTGTTTAGTTCACGGGTTACATTGTTGTACGCTTCACTGAATTTACTGACTACGGTGATTACATCGTCTCCCCAATCAATTTCATCTTCAGCACCGGCGCACGACTTATACACAATGTAGTCGGCGTCGATGAGTAGCTTCACTTACCTTGACCCCGATATTCTTTCTTACCAGCTTTAGGTCTGCTGTGTTGTCCGTTACCCTGACGGGTCTTCTTAGATTTGAAGGGCTCAAACTTCTTGATGCCCATCATGCTTTTACTTCTCATTAGTGGGTTTCACTCCAGTTGTTTCCGGTGGTTGCTTCGGCGTCGATTGCGACCCGAAGGTTGTAGTATTCTCCAGCTTCTGCAGCTGAATATACCAAGGATGAACATAGGTCTTGTGCGTGTTCGGGTGAACACTCAAACTGTAACTCGTCATGTACAAATGCTAATTGGCTGCAACATAAGTTAAGTTGCTTAAGATTGTTTTGGTTAATTACCATCCACCGCTTTGCAACTACGCCAGCTCCTGATTGGAGCAGATAGTTCAGAGCTTTATGTGAACTGTCAACCTTTACCTTACGTCCGTCTATCGATCGAATAAAGCCCTTCTCGCTCGCCGTTTTGATTGCCTCAAGAAGTTCCGCAAGTCCATCGATAGCATCAACAAATGCTGCCCTAATTTCTTTGCCTTTCTTTTTAGCTTTTGCATCATCTAGTTGAGAGTCGAAGGAATGCCCAATTTTGGCATCACCTGCCCCGTAGAGGAAGGCATAGGTAACGGTTTTGACATCACGTCTGGAGATACCAATTTTGTCGGCATTAACTTGGTGAATGTCTCCGTTAAGGAGGATGTCAGCGTAACGACCTTGGTCATACCTAGCAAGATAATGAGCAAGCA